AGGAAGGTTATCTTACAACAGCTGCATTTACCGGATCTCATGCTGAAGGATTTAATACACAAGCACTTTCATCTTATTCACACGCTGAAGGACAAGATAATATTGCTGCAAATATGGCAGCACATGCCGAAGGTGATAATAACACAGCATTAGGCCGTGGATCACATGTTGAAGGTCAGTATACTACATCTATTAATGGATATTCACATGCTGAAGGATGGCAAACAACATCTAAAGGTAGTTATTCACACGCTGAAGGTAACTTTACTATAGCATCAGGTTCATACTCACACGCTGAAGGATCAGGTTCAATAGCAATGAACAGTGGTTCACATGCTGAAGGTTATCTTACTACAGCAATGGGATTAATGTCTCATGCTGAAGGGTTTACAACAATAGCAATAGGTAATTATTCACACGCTGAAGGATCTGGTAGAGCTATAGGTGAACGCTCACATGCTGAAGGTGGTAACACTACAGCAAAAGGTCCATATTCTCATACTGAAGGAGCTTTAACTGTAACTGAAATTGATGGTTCACATGCTGAAGGATACGCAACAAAAACATTTGGAACATATTCTCATGCTGAGGGTGATTCTACAACAGCAATAGGAGGAACATCACATGCTGAAGGACAACTTACTACAGCAAAAGGTAATAATTCCCACGCTGAAGGATTTTATACTTTAGCCTCAGGATCATGGTCTCATGCTGAAGGAAATGGAACAACAGCATTAGGTGATTTTTCACACGCTGAAGGATCAGGATCAGTAGCAGCTGCGGTAGGATCAAAGGCTGTTGGATTTAATACTACAGCTTCAGGTGTTTTCTCATATGCTGGAGGTGATAATACTATTGCTAGAGGAGCATTCCAAACTGTAGTTGGATCTTGGAATGTTGGTGCTGATCTTACAAGTTTCTTTACTGTAGGAGGTGGTACATCTAATGGAAGTAGAATAGATGCATTTAGAGTATCTAATAGTTCATCTATTATAGTAGCTACTCAAAGTGCTGCACCAACATGGACTGGTAGAGAAGGTGAAATGGTTCCTGCAAAAAGTGGTAGTATATACTTTATCTATACTTATATTGGAGGAGCTTGGAGATCTGCATCTTTAGCTTAATATTTATAATAAAATAACAAATCTATGGAAAAAAAAGTTTTAACACCTGACGAAATTCAAAATATTCTAAAATTACAAAAAATTCAAGCTAAATTAGTTGAAGATTTTGGATTAGTAGAATATCAAATTCAATCATTAATTCAACAGAAACAAGAGTTAATAAGTGAATTAGACTCATATAAACAACAAGAAATCCAATTAGGAAAAGTACTTCAAGAAAAATATGGTGATGGAACTATTGATTTAGAGAAAGGAGAATTTATTAGTTCTACTTAATCTTTACAAAACCTCTCAATATTTATAATAAATTTAAAACACATTTTACAACATGGCAGAAACCTTAATATCCCCAGGAGTATTAGCAAGAGAAAACGATGCATCATTTATTTCTCGTCAGCCTATTGCAGCTGGAGCCGCAATTATCGGTCCTACAGTTAAAGGTCCAGTAAACAAACCAACATTAGTTTCATCATATAATGATTACCAAAATAAGTTTGGTACTGTCTTAATTAGCGGTAGTGATACTTACACTTATTTCACATCTATTGCTACTTATAACTATTTTAACAACGGTGGACAAACATTATTAGTAACTCGTGTAGTTAATGGTAATTTTTCACCAGCAAGTAGCTCAGGAATCTTAAATAATGTATCTTCAACTCCTGGAGCATTTGCTACAGGTAGTGTAGATTTAGCTAATCCTTTAACTACTGGAGTAGGTGAAGTAAGAGTAACTGGAAGTTTTGGTTTATATAGATTTATTGCAACAACTACTGCTGGAACACCTTCAGATGATGCTGATGGTAATTTATATTACTTTGTAACTCAACCAACTCTTGCAGCAACTGCTACTAACTTAGCTGCAGTTATAGATACTGCCCTTACAGGATACTTTAATGTAACCTCAGGATCAGGAGGATTAGTTTTCACCTCAGCAGTTTCTGCATCAACATATAATGGAGTAACTATTTCTACTGGATCTGGTGCTACATTCTCTAATGTGTTAACTATTGGAGGAGGTGCTGATGGTATTGGATCTGTTCCATTTGTATTAGAAACACTTTCTGAAGGTGTTATTATGAATAGCGCTGGTCCTCAAGATGCATACGGTGCATTAGCTAGTGGATCTGCAGATAATATTAGATGGCAAATCGTAAACTCAGACTCTGATACAGGAACATTTGATCTATTAATTAGAAGAGGTGATGATATTGCTAATGATCAGGTTGTATTAGAAACTTGGACTGGTTTAACATTAGATCCAACCCAAAACAACTTCATAGCAAAAGTAATAGGTGACCAGGTTGAATCATATAACCCAACTACCAACCAAATGGAATTAACTGGTTTCTATTCTAATGCTTCTCAATTTGTTAGAGTAAAACAAGTTAATTATTTAACTCCAAATTATTTTGATAATACTGGAGCTCCAAAAGTTCAATACCAAACATTCCTTCCAACTAATACTAGTGGTGCATTTGGTGGAGCTTTAGGAGATGTAATGGCTGGAGCAAATTTCTATAATGAAATTAATGGCTCTAATACTCAAGGATTATTAGCATCTGATTATGATGATATGATTGATTTATTATCTAACCAAGATGATTATGTATTTAACGTAATGTTAACTCCTGGTTTGATAAACGCATTACATTCTTCTCAAATTACTACTATTATTACAAATACTCAACAAAGAGGTGATAATATCTACGTAGTAGACATGGTACCTTATGGTTCAAATGTTAACGCTGTTGTTGCTCAAGCTTCTAGTCGTAACACTTCATATGCCGCTACATACTGGCCTTGGACATTAGTATTTGACCCAGACACCGGAGATATGGTTTGGGTACCAGCTTCAACTGTAATTGGTGGAGTATATGCTTACACAGATAACGTATCTGAGCCTTGGTTTGCACCAGCAGGTATTAATCGTGGTGGTTTAAGTCAAGTAGTTAGAGCTGAACAAAAACTTCCACAATCATACCGTGATGCTTTATATAATGGTAAAGTAAACCCGATTGCTACATTCCCATCAACAGGTGTTGTAGTATATGGTCAAAAGACATTACAAACTAGAGCAAGTGCTTTAGATCGTGTAAATGTTCGTCGCTTATTAATTGCTCTTAAGTCATATATTTCTCAAGTTGCTCAAAATTTAGTATTTGAACAAAACACTATAGCAACAAGAAATAACTTCTTAGCAATTGTAAATCCATACTTAGAAAGTGTTCAACAACGCCAAGGATTGTACGCGTTTAAAGTAATAATGGATGATTCAAACAATACTGCAGATGTAATAGACAGAAACCAATTAGTAGGTAACTTCTATTTACAACCAACTAAAACTGCTGAATTTATTTATTTGAACTTCAACATTACACCAACTGGAGCTACCTTCCCAGCATAAGAAGTTAGAGAGATAAATATGTATAATAAATAAAATACAAATAGAACATGGCAATTATAGATGCAAACGAAATATTTTTCACAGCGTTTGAACCCAAACAGCAAAACCGATTTATCCTTTACGTAGATGGTTTTCCAAGTTATATAATCAAAGGAGTATCTGCTGTTGAGTATACCGCTGACGAAATTGTTTTAAACCATATAAACATTTATCGTAAAATTAAAGGTAAATCTAAATGGGGAGACTTAACATTAACATTATTTGACCCAATCTCTCCATCAGGAGCCCAAGCCGTAATGGAATGGGTACGCCTACACCATGAATCAGTAACTGGTCGTGATGGTTATTCAGATTTTTATAAAAAGGATTTAACTATCGATATTTTAGGTCCTGTAGGTGATATTGTAAGTGAGTGGATTATTAAGGGAGCATTTATTAAAACTGCAAACTTTGGTGAATACAACTATGATAACGAATCTGCAGCTCAAAACATTACAATGACTGTAGGTATGGATTATTGTGTATTGAATTACTAATAATAAAAAATACTTTAAAAAGAGGCTCAACTTTTGTTGAGCTTCCTTTTTCTTCATATATGTATATACGATAATAATGTTATAATTAAATAAAGATTATGGAAGAAAATAAATTTCTTACTCCTACAGAAACTGTAGAATTGCCTTCTAAAGGTTTAGTGTATTCTAAAGACAATCCCTTATCATCTGGAAAAATTGAAATGAAGTATATGACTGCTAAGGAAGAAGATATCCTTACTAATCAATCATA